GTCGTATCCTAGTACAGTACCACTTCCAATTCCTGTCATTGAAACACCAATGAGTGCTTCTTTTTCAGTTGTCTCTTGCCATATTGGTCGTAGATAATGGAATGAGGTATATCCGGCTTGTAGGGTTCCTATAAATGCTGCAGTTTTTACACGTTCATTAAGGTCTTCTTGTGATTCTATATTAGAAACATTTACTTCACAAAGGTTGCAGAACTGAAAAGGTCTTAAAGCTATCTCACAACATGGATTAGTACCCCAATCCTTGTCATTGTTTAAATATATACCTGGTTCTCCTGCACCAGATAGTTCAACACGCTTCCAAAGATCCATAAAAAACTTTTCAGTTATTTTATGCCTCATTAAACATGCAGAATTATTGGCTCTACCTCTTTGTGGATTTAGCTCCCACCAATTTCCTGATTTACAACCTATCATTTGGTCATCATCAGCATTAAATAAACTAATAAGTGCAGCTCTTCTAATACCTCCAGCTAGTACTGCGTCTGCAATATGGCAAACTATATCATGGGCTTCAAGTGTTGTAAGTTTTTCACCTGTTTCTTTAGATTCTAGTATTCCAGTTAGCTTTAGTACACATTCTTTAAGGGGTTGAGGTCCTGGTGCTTTACCACCTGATGTTACTAATTGTGCACCTTTTACTCTAATATCTGAAAAGTCAAATTCTACCCTACTTCCACCACCATTCATATATGATTTCATTAGAACTTTAATTGCATCAGCCCAACCTTCAATAGAGTCGCCAATTAAAAATCTTCGTTTTCTTTTTGGGAAAGGTTTATTTATTACCGGTAACTGATTAACATGGTGCTTTTGTACTGAATATCCAACACCTGTTCCACCAAGCAATAGAAACATTGTTTCACTAAAAGAATCAATAGAATCTATTGGTAAATATGCACAGTTATAAATCCTGTTAGGTGATATTTCAATTGGCTTGCCACCAAACTGTAGACTACGCATTGAAGGAAGTATCTTTTTATCATAAACTAATTTATATTTTTCCTCTATCTCAGCTGATAACATAGGAAACTTCTTCTTGTGCATTTCCTTGTTACGTGTTACTAGCTCTTCCCATGTTTCTCTTCTGTTTAGTTCAGGTACGTATTTTGCGTACTTCATGTGAACTGTAATCTCTGATAATATTTGATTTGATACTTCCATTGCTTCCCTTTATTGCGTTTATTGTTGAAAAAAATAACCGGTGGCTAAACCAGTTGTACTAATAAATATAGATATATACATATATCAATTCATTTCGTCAAATTTCTTTTTCATCATTTTTCTTAAATATTCGTTATGATTGTCCATTTCTTTAGTTGTTTCTTTACCTTGTATTGAGGTATCAACGTATATATCTATTTGACCGTTAGAAGCATTCATTTTACTTGGAAAAGTAATACCATCTGGTCCGAACCTATTCTTAATTACATGCCATCTTCCTGTATTTGCAAGTTTGTCTTCTATTTTTCTACTTAAAGATAATACAAAATCTGCTATCATTATTTTACTATACGATTCAGCAATTTTTTCAGCACCAATTATATCATCCTCTAAAGCTGATCTATTTGCTTGAGATGCAGTCCATACCGGTATTTCATACTCACCAGCTAAACCTCTTAAGTCTTCATATAGGTTACCTAGTTCTAATCTAATTTCTTTACCATGTCCTCGTAAAAGGTCAGCATAATCTACTATAACTAGATCTGGTTTTTTACCATGAGCCATACATCTTTGAATATGTGCTGATATGGTATTTACTGTTGCAGCTTTTGTTGGGTAATACTTAACAATTAAATCACCCTTAAGAGTTTCAACTTTTTTCTTAACGTCATCAATATTATATTTTAATTCTTGAGCTTGTATTCCTGTGAATACACTGTCATATCTTAATCCTACGTATGCAGCATTTAATTCAAGGGTATAGTGTATTACATTTAGGCCAGCCTTTACAGCATTAGCACCAACATTTACCAGGGCCCATGACTTACCAATTCCTGCAGGGGCAACCATTACACCAAGTTCACCTTTACCTAAACCACCATCTGCTATTTCGTCAATGGCATCCCATCCAGTAGATACCGTGTTTCTAACTGAGTCTAGATATCTTTCGTCTATGTGTTCTGCATATTCGTGTCCTACATCTTTTTCTACTCCAGCCTTCATTGCATTATCAACCTTAACCTTTATAGCGTCATACTCTCCCCTGTCTAATAATTCAACAGATTCAATTATTGCCTTTTTTATTTCTTGATTTTTACAGAATTCTAAAGCTTTTTCTTTAACAAAATCTAAATCAGTTGATGACATTTCTTTAAATGCCTCCTTTAGATTATCAGTAATACTTTTCTTAAGTAACTCGTTGTCCATCTCTATTATTTTAACCCTCATGGCTTCAATAGTAGGTAATGCGTTATAATCTCTGAAGTAATCTTTTATTATATCCAGTATTATAATGTTTGCTTCTGATTCAAAATATGAAGAATCCAATATATCTGATATTTGTTGTAAAAATAGTTTATCCTTAAATAATATAGCTATTAACTTTATCTGAAAGGCGTATCCAAAATCACTTAGCTTATTTATGTTCATTATCTTTTCTTAATGCAAATGCGTTTAATGTTGAAAATGTATCTTTAAGCCATAGTTCAGGGTTTTTTATATTCATATTTATAGAATCTTCTAATAACATTTTCATAAAATTTGGTTTTATAAGCTTTGGAATATCTTGTTTACAAATATTATTTATAGATTCTTTTGCTCTACCTGATATATCAACTTCTGTTAACTGCATTAGTTGGTGATTTAATTCTAACATATCTTTGCTGGCTAAAATTTCTGCTGCTAGTTTTGTTCCGTCATTTGAAGTTTCTATATGATTAAATATATCTTCAAGGCCTATTTTTTTCTCTTCAAATAATATAGGCAATCTTTTTTGAAGTGTTTTTGTACCAGCACCTCGGATCCCTGGAATATTATCTGAACTATCACCAGTTATAACTCTATACATTAAGAAGTTTTTAGAATCTAATGAGAATTCTTCTTTTATAGTATCTTTAAAATAGAATTTTTTCTTAGTTGGAGACCAGACCTGAACTCTATCATCTATTAGTTGTAGGAAGTCTTTATCAGTAGACATTATGATACACTGGCTTTTTGGATATACTTGTTGAGAAATATAAGCCATAGAGTCATCAGCTTCTATATTTTCTATAGACATAACACTAACTGGTAGTTGTTCTAAATACTGGGATAGTCTTTGTATTTGCTGAGCCATTGCTACTCTTTCGTCGTCAACACTATTAAACTCATTTATCCTAGTCATTCTGTGTTTTACCCTACGAGTTGCTTTATAATCTGGAAACAATTTTCTTCTACGTTGGCTACCACCTTTTCCATCAAAACAAATTATAACTCTAGTTGGCTTTATATTTCTAATAGCATAACCTATTGACATTAAAAATCCAGTAATTCCGCCGACATGTGTTCCGTTTTCATTTACTGTTGGTACTACGACAAATGCTCGTATAAAGGTATTTAAGCCATCTATAATTAAAATTCTGTCATTTGCATCTTTAGGCATTTCCTGTTTTTCCAGGCTAGCCAGCATATTTAGGTATTTTTTATTCATATAGTAATATAATAAAATTTATTCAATTAGAAAAATCTGGGGTGAAAAGTTATTAACAAAAGGAAAAAGGACTTACAAAGCAATAAACCTGATGGGGAGTATGCTTATGCCTCAGACCTATCCTGTTGGTGGAGCTTCGTCTGTATGTTCTAGGTCATCAATTCCAAAATTTTCTATTTTGTAATCCATAATCACTTTATCGCATATCTTTTTATATACTTCTTCCTTTAATGTTTCATCAGCTTCTAATTTTCCGTTCCAATCTTTTGAAAGAAACTTGATTTCTTCACCTGAATCTCTAGTAAGGGTATACCAACTACCACCTTGTTTAATCATGCCATAGTCTTTTAGAATTCTTAGCCATCCACCTAAATCATCTATTCCAGATTCAAAATAAATATCAAACTCTGATGTTCTTAATGGTGGGCCCATTCTGTTTTTAACTACTATACATTTAGTCTTGATTCCAACAACTTGGTCTTTTCCATTAACCTTCGCTTTAATTTGTCCAGCAGCTTTTAATCTTAGCCTACACGACGCATGAAATTGAAGAGCTTTTCCACCACTTGTTGTCCATGGATCACCAAACATTACACCAAGTTTTTGACGCAATTGGTTTGTAAATATCAAGGCAATTCTTTGGCGTCCAATCATATTTGTACACTTTCTCATTGCTTTTGAAATAACAATAGCCTTTCCAGTAGACCAACCGTCTTTACTGTAGTCGGCTTCTTGTTCTACTCTAGTTGTTGCAGCTGCTACAGAATCCACAACAATAGTTACCAATCTATCTTTGTCACTTTCTCTAACTTTACTAATGATGTTTTCTATAACTTCAAATATATCTTCAACTGTTTCTAATTGAATGTATAACAGTTCTTTAGTATTAATACCTAAACACTCAAGAAATTCTTCATTTACTGCATTTTCAGTATCTATAAATACTGCTAAACCGCCTTTCTTTTGTGTGTTTGCAAGTATTTGTGCAGCTACTAAAGATTTTCCTGAAGCCTCCATACCAGTTATTTCGGTAATTCTACCAACTGGTATACCGCCATGAGGTCTATTAGCAATTGCTATATCAAGCATAGAAGAGCCTGTAGATATCCATTCCGTTAAATCTGTTGGGGTTTCATCAGCTCCGTCAAGAAAGTGTGCTACCTTAAAGTCTTTAAACTTCTTATTTAAACTGTCAGCAAGTACTTGAGCTAACTTGTCTCTATCTTCTCGTTTATTTACCATATCTATTAACTAAACAGGTCGTCAAAAGCTTTACTAATATCGTCAGTTTTGCCTACCTTTGCTGGTGTGGCTGTGTTATCTGTTGTTCCATTAGTTTTTGCTGTGGTTTCATTGTTATTAGTTTTAGCTTCCCAAGGGACATCAGCTGATTCAACATCATCTGGACTTAACCAAGATTCTAGTGCTCCTTTTAGTTCATCATATGAAACTTTCTTAAAAATACTAAAAATTTCTTGTTGGCCAGTCATAATCTTGTCAGCAAGAGCTTTATCCTCAGTTGCTGGAGTTTGATTAGGTTTTACACGTATTGCTGTTTTTGGATATGTTCCTGCTCCTTCTGATGGGGTAAATTCAACAACAATATCTCTACCATCTGTTAACCCTGTAATATCACCATAATCTGGATCAGAAATAAATCCTAATAATTCTGCGTATACTTGTTTACCAAATCCCCAAAATTTAACACCTTCACCTTCTTCACCACGTACAATTACTGGTACATAAACCCTCATTTTGGGTTCTAATTTTTTAGAAAGTTTCCAATCATCTGAATTGCCTGTTGATTTTAATTTTTCAGAAAATTCTACCACTGGGTCTGGTTCACCATGAGTTACTGGTGAAAGATAGTTTCTTTTGCCTAAGTCATAATGAAAGAATAATTCTAAGAATGGGTTATCTTTATCATGTTGATAAGGTACTATTCTTACTTGATTTTTACCTGGACTTGGTTTCCATAAGCTGGAAGTCCTTGTTGTTTGAGACTGTAAGTCTCCGAGTTTGCGTCTAATTGCGTCTAAGTCAATTGCCATTTTGTTCTCCTGTTTTAATTATTATTTAGTTAATATAATAAAAATAACTTACACTATAAAACTTTTTGTAAGTTATTTTCATATTTTTTTTGGTACGCTTGTACCGTTAATTCTTTTGCTTTTGATTCTATAACTACGTCTATATCTAAACCGTAGTCTTTTATTTCTTCAACAATATAGTCTGAGTGTGCTTGGACCTTTATTTTACTAACCTCCTTGTATAGTTGTGCAATTGTTGGAAAGTCATGTAGCGATTCTAATGTTATTTTATTTTTAGACATTATATCTTCTATGATTAATGTTTGCTCTTTTCGCCTAGATTCCGAGTAGTGGGTACATTGTTTTACATTACCCCATGTTTTTGATGCTAGTTTAAGTGCTTGTTCTTCACACATATCTCCTGTGCAAAATTGGTGATGGTGGTAATCAAATACAATTGGAATACCAACTACTTTGTATACGCCTTCGTATAAGTCTCTAACAGAATACATACTAGCTTTATCATCGTTTTCAACTGTAAGTCTAGCTTGGACTGATTGAGATGTACGAAGATAATTTTTACAAAATCTTTCAAGTGCTGATTTTTTATCTCCATATGCTCCGCCTACATGAATATTTATTTTAGACATGCGAGACTTAGGTAAACCCATAAGATCCATAATTTGTGCAGATTTATCAAGTTCATTAATAGCGTTTAATACTACTTTTTCACTTTTAGATGCCAATACACAAAATTGTCCTGGGTGAAATGATAGTCTCTGATCATTATCCATTGCAAGTTTACCAACAGCCTTTAATAATGCACAAATTTCTTGATAATCTGGTAAATCAGATATTTTGTATTCAGACATCCACGGCATCATATCACTAGACATGCGGTATACCTTTATTCCGTTTTCATTATTCCAATTTACAAGTTTTAATAAATTGGTAATATTATGTACGATTAATTCTGATGCATAGTCGATGCCTTTAGCGTCAAATGTTCTACGTATCATACTTCTGTTGCATGATATGCCTTGTTCTGATAAAGCCATATTTATACATGCGTATCCTAGTCTTTTTGCCATAGTTTAATTTTATATAGTAATATAATCATTTTGTTTTAAATAAAAAAATTCTGAGTGAAAAGTTATTAACATTATTTCCAAAAAAGTTGTACACATATTATGCCTGCTGATAAGATTAATGAAGTAAGTGTTTTTAAGGTTATTCCTTCTCCCATAAAAAACCAAGTTAAAATTGCATATGAGCTTATTCCAAGCGCAAAGCCTAGAAATCTACCAGGCCATAAAAGACCATCAAAATGCTCAAATGCATATTTTGTAGCATATATAAACGCATAGGATATTGTTGAACCACCAACTACAGATAAGATTAAAGGATTGTTTGCAAACCACTTCCAAATAAATTGGCCGTTTGTTTGAAACCATATTAAGGTTTGTGCAGATAAAAAAAGCACTATTGTTACTGTGAGCTTACTCATAATTTAATTATTAGTTTTTAATTGTTATTTAGTTAATTATTATTATATATAAATATAAACAATTTTTGTCAAATAAAAAAATCTGAGGTGTTTTATTTTGAAAGTTTTTTAATTTCTTTTTTAATTAAATCTCGAAGAAGAATTTCTAATTCTTTTTCGTCTTTGTCCCTACGGATTAAGTGAGCATCTGGATCATATTTAGGTTTACCAACAGTATGTTTTTTAAACTGGCCAGTACCTTGTAGTAAATCTTCTTTATATGTGGCCATTATTTTTTTACCCTAATATAAATTACTTCTTGTACAGTTGTATCTATTCTTCTAATACCCTTGTCGGCTGTTAATAAAATAGAATTTCTGTAGTTATCCCAATTTAACTGAAAACTTGTATCTAGTACCCCGTTATTACAGGTTTTAATGCACTCATTTAGAGCATTTATAGTATATAGAGTATTTGTTTGTTTTTTTCTATGTAAAGAAATAGTGTCTTGTAAAATTACAACATCTCCACTAGAATCAATATTATAAGTACACATTAATTCTCTAGTATCATTTTCATTTCTAAGTACAAATAGCTTATTATACAGAATATCATATGCATCTATAATATTATCAATACTTTTTGATAGTGCTTTAGTATTTGTAAATGTACATAGTAGTTGTGTTTTCATTATTTATATACCTCTTTTGTTGCTATATCTAATTCTTTTGCTAAATCTGGATGCAATCTCATTTCAAACTTAATAGAACCACCACCATATCCTCTTCCATCTTGGCGTATTACGATATTTGCTACTCTTACAGGCTCTTCACCTTTTATTTTATATACTAAATATGGTTCACCATCGTCACTTTTCTTTACACTAAGGTTTTCTTTTAATGTATCAAAATCTGATGTACCAAATATTTGTTTCATCGTTTCCTTATCTAATGACATATCTCCAATAGCCATTGTTTCTTCTCCTTCTGAGACAGCTTTTAACGGAAACTCTTCTTTTATATTTTTTATCAATCCTTCTCTAACTTTAGGATTTGTATTAAATTGCTCTATTACATCTTCTTGCATTTTTCTATGTGCAATATCATCGTCTTCTAGATATTTTATTGCTGCTTTGTTACCGTCTTCAGCTTCTTTTTTAATTGCCTTTAATATAGCTTTAGATTTCGATCTACTACCTTTTCCAGATTCTGTTGAATTTATTTGAGATTCTAATTCTGCTTGGGCTTTTGGAGTTAAGATAGCTTTAGCTGCTGAAACTAATCTTGATCTTTCGTTTTTAGAATATTCTTTAGGATCTGTTAGAGTACCTAGTAATTCTGGATCCCAATCATTTACCATATCTCCTAGGCCTGAATTAATGAAGTTTATATTTTTATCTTTCTTAAGAGATATCTCATCCAATACCTCCTCGCCATTAGGTTTTCTAATTTTTAAATACATGTCTGTAGAAAAGCCTTTATTCTTTTTATAATCAGCCAATCCCATAGCCTCTACTTCACCTTCTGCATCCCATGAACTTCCAGCAATTTCTACATCTTCACCATATTGTTTTTTAACTCTATCTAATATAGCTTTTCTAGATTTTCTTGCAGCAGTTATCCAACTTTTAGTAATAATTCTTGTTCCTTCTTTTTTAAGTTTTGGATTATTTTCAATTTGCAATCGTTCATGTTGTTCTAAAGATGTCATGAATTCTTCAAATTCTTCGTCTGTCATTGCAGATCCTACCATTGTCATAAGCTCTCCTGCTTGAGCACTAATTCGGCCTGCGCCACCAGGAAGGTCTGAAAAGTATTTCCAATTTGATGTTTCTTTGTTTGCTTGTGTATTCATCATACGCTCAAGAGCCTTTGCGTATCTTTTTGGAAACTTTGGATTGTTTGCTATACTTTCAGGTAATTTATATGGAGGAGGAATAGAATTTGTTTTGTTTTTATTTGCAAAATCTACATCTCCTGTTGATGAAGTGTCTAATTCTTTATTAAATTCAGCAGTTTCTGATGGGTTACCTTTTAAAAGGGTCTTATCTTTTCCAGATATTTCTCTTTTTGGTTGTGTATTAGAATCTTTGGAAGAGTCTGTATTTGTTTCGCCATCTGGTTTATTAGTCTTTTCAGAATCAAAATTCTTTCTTTCATAGTCTCCATCCTTTGCTGAAAGTGCTTGAGAATTTGTTTCTTCTTCTGATTCTCCATCACTATCCACAGCTACTAGTTTACCACTATCATTTTTATGTGTTATGAAGTCATCTTTTTCTTTACCGTAACCTTTTCCTTTCCATACAAGACCCATTTTCTCAGCTTTTTCTTTTTCTTTATCATCTAAAGCTTGGGTATCTTGTTCTCCATCCTCTCTAAGTTGGCTAATGTATTCAGATATAAATTCTTCGTTATATTTTAAGCTTCTAAGAGTATCTTCTAATACTTCTATATGGTCTCGGTTTTTAGGGTCTGGCATACCATCATTAACGCGCCAAGCCCAATCTACTATTAAATTATCTATAAATGTATTCATAAACTACCTCAATCTATAAATATAAGAAAAAGCATTAAGAAACATCTTTTAGTTCACCATAATTTTGACCTTTACTAATGCGTGTTGGATATTTCATAGCATTTTTTATTTGCAAAATTAAATCTTTTTCTTCTATTTCATTAAAATCAAAAGTAAAGCTATCGTATGTATATAATATAAACCTTGTTTTATATTTTTCTATAACATTAAAAACTCTTTGCATTGCTTCGGAGTTTAATTCTGTTTCAGCCGATTGAATATAATAATTAAATAGCTTTTGTGGCGTCATTTCACCTATAACAGATTGATTTACTTTTCTCTTATATAAATATGTTTTAAAATGTTTTTTATGTTGCCAGGATTTCCAAAATTTAAAAATAAAATCATTTACCTTACTAAAAAATGGAATTGTTAAAAATTCTTTAGGAATTCCACCATATAATATTTGAAAACTAATTTGTTTAGCTTCAGAATATTCTTCTTTGGTTAGTGTTTCTTTTGAAAAGTATTGCTTTCCTAAATACTCATGTACTGAAGTATGTGGAAAAGTATAATCTACCATATCTGCTATTATTCTTAAATGATATGCGTCGTAGTCTAATTCTAATATCGATCCACCATCAAACCTACTAATATATTTATTTCTAGTACCATCACGTTTATTTAGTGCTGCGTAGTTTACTTTATTAAAGGTATTACTTGGTCTCCCTGTTATTGTGTAAGGATTATACTTACAGTATTCTGTTCCATTTTTAGTATATAGTCCTGCTGATTCTATTCTTTTTAAGTTTAATTGGTAATCTTTCATACTCTTATACCCAGAACAAAAGTTTATATTTTTAGATGCAATTATATTTTTTATTTTTTCTTCTATATTTTGGCAATATTGTATGTGTTTATATATTGGAATTATCTTATTTACATCAGTTCTATCCCAATACATTGAATATAGTTTTGTATGAGCAGTAGTAAATTCTTTAGGTATAATTTTTCCAATATTATAGTACATTAGGGAATTACAACAATACACATTTTTGAGGTTTAATATCGATGGTAAATCTTTAATATCATAAACATATTTTTTATAATTGGTATTTATTGCGCGGGATATTTCTACAAGGGTAAAGTTTTTCATAGATTCAATATGGTCTATGGAAATGTAATAATTATGCATATTATTTAACGTTGAAATATAAATTCCTATAATACTTTGCTGTTCTGGGTGATGTAGGTGATCGCTGGCTATGGGTATGACTATTAAATCTGATTCCTTGCAGTTTTGTGCAAAGTCATTAAAGTCTAGTGTAGTTTCTATAATTTTCATTTATAATAATATAATAAAAATATATCAATTATAAAAATTATTTAACCTTTTATTGCATTATATTTGTTTTGTGGAGTTTGTAATATTCTTCGTTCTTCTGAAACAGGTTGAATAAAATCAGTTATTGGATATAACCTACCATGAGTTATTCCATCGTGGGTTTTACCAATCATTGCACCAAAATCTTTATGTACATGATATCGGCCTTCATATTGTTCGCCAAATTCATCTACCAATTGGGTACCATCTGAGGTTAGGTTTTCTTCTTCATCTGGCTGGGCGTACATTACTAAATCTACTAAAAATTTAGATAATCCTGGTAATGTTCCTTCAGCTATACCTATTGACCTTCTATTTGTGTCAACTATCCCAAACTTATCTATTGCATTTTTTTTATATTTATCAAATAAGTATCCTCTTATTCTCCATTTTAAAAATACTGTTGAATATAATTTTGTATGTGGAGATTTTTTTTCTAGTATTAATTTATGTTGTTCTTCGTCTATTTCCATAAATTCACCACTTGGAAGATATTGTGAAAGATACATCATAAACCAACCTCTATTTTCATCACTTTGGTTTATTGTTGGACCTGTTGATACTATTCCTGGCCAATCTTTAGCATAATCTCTACGTTTTAAACTATTATATGTAAACTTTTTATTACTATTAGTAAATGGTATTAATTTTACTGGATATACGTTACCTTTTCTACCAACTGGCTTTTCTCCTTTATATGGTACCCCATGCACTGTGTGATATGGTCCTGTATATACGTTTGCTAAGTTATAGGTCGGGTCGGCAAATTCTCCTCCTTTGGTATATAAATTTAACTTAATACCTGGACCCTTTGTATATCTACCCTTTACTCTCATTTAAAAATTTCCACCATTTCCATCACCCATTTCTGATTTGTTTCCAAGATCATCTACAATAGTATCTCGATGTTCCAATGAGCTCAAGTTAAATGTAACGTGTCCTCGAGGACCATACGCTATTTCACCTTCATCATTTTCTGCTACGCCACTCAGAAACATTTCATGTGTCATACCTTGATTCCAACCAAATCCTTTACTTGCCCAACCATCTCCAGTCATCAAGTCTTTATTAAACCTTGTTGAACTATCCCTCCCCATCGCTCGAGTTCCACCATAATATCTACCACCTGAGAAGTTTTGGCCTTTTGCAAATGAATCATAGTTTTTACGAACTTGCATTCTTATTGGGGAATGACTTCTATGAGCTAATGTGTACAAGAGGGCCTTCATTAATGAACCAACTGATTCATTATCTCCCTGTTTGGGCACTACATAGGAAAGTCTACTACTACCTTTACCGTCTCTTTTGCTCCATTTTGAAAATTCACTTGGACCACCATCACCTTCATTTGCTGGCTTGTTAACTTCAAATGGCTGATCATCTCTAAACCATGATATCATTTGAGATATCCAAAGACCACTGGAAAATCTACTACCAGGTTTTAATCCTTCTTCGTTTCTTGTATTTTGATTATATCCATAGCTACCATAACTCCCATATTTTCCTTGCTTTAATTTCTTTTTTACTTTTTTAATATCATTCCGTGGCCTTGATGATACAATCATGGCTGCAGCATCATCAGCTGTAGCAGTCCTATTCAGAGTTGAAGCTGAGAAATTATTTGTTAAACCAAATAAATTTGATAATGTTTGACTACTATAAGGACGCATACTTTGGAAAGTTGGTTTTGATTTTCCATGTGTTCCTGACCCGTCAAAGCCATGCCATAAAAATAATTCAATGAAATAACAATGTTCAGGGTGAGCTCTGAATTCATAATACCAAACATCTTCAAAGAATGGGCCAGATTTATATTTTATATTACCAGATGATATAACAGATCCTCTTTTTGGCCAATCATCACAATCTTCTTCAATCACAGTATCTTCAATTACAATGTCTGGAGGAGTTCCTGTTTTTTGTTCTACTATTTCTATTTTTCCTGGTTCAGGTATAGGATCTGGATCTTCACAGGCTGCAGGATCTACGTCAGTATTTTCTGGTGGTTTATCTTCTTCACAACACTCTGGACTAAATTCTCCGTTTTCACATTGACAACCTTTTTTGGGAAGTTTATCTGTGTCAATAACTACATTAGAGATTATAGTAGTGTCATCGTCATCATCACTTGATACTGGTTGGTCACAGCAATCTTGGTGGTAGCTACCGTCTTCACATGGACAATTTGCTTTTTGTATATCCATATTTGTTTCAATGATTAAAGGTTCCATTCCTAGCATAGGTAATTTTATTAATTCAAACTCATCATCTTCTGTTTTTCTATCATTTTTAGTGGTTGGGGGTATAAGCGGTATCAGATCAAAAATTACCGTTTCAGTAGTTGGCATTATTTCTGATGGAAGATTTCCTTGATTACTACCACAATTATTTATTCCCTTACCATCACAACTACCAGGACGCATCACTGTTCTAATAGAAGTTGTCCAGTCGCCAGTAGTTATTTCATGGTCAATACCAACTATTTGAAAGGATGCGCCATGTTTTCCTGATGTATATCTATTAGGTATTTCTGTATCTGAAGTAAACCCTATATAATTTCCCCATCTAAGGCCAGACAAACCATCTATTACTAGTGATACTTTTAGTGGTACAGTTATTATTTCATCTCCAGCAGTATATGGTATAACACCAACATCTGGACTTTCCTCTGCAGGTAGAGCTTGATCAGGCGAAGCCATGTTTAGCAACTTTCTCATAGCTGTTACCATACCTTCTATACTGTCTTCGTTTACTTCATCTGCAATTTCAGAAGCACTTTTATAATATCCTGTCCATGCGTCTCTTAATGCATTAATATCTGTTGCAATTGTATCTGCACAACAATCTACACCTACTGTTTGTGCTTTAGAGTCTGGTAAAACTATACCATCCATAACTAAATCTTTGGTTTTATGATTAAATAACCTATATTCATTTGAAGATGCCCCACCCATTGGTTGTCCAGTGTTAGTTTGTTGAGATTTATTACTACCATACATCATCATTGCAGCCATTTTGGAATCTATATCAGTTTGCATATCTATATTTCTACATATTGATTTTCTACCAATACCTGGAAAGTGAAATCCTTTAACCTTTTTAGATTGTTTTACCATATTTCTATCAATAACCCTAACTACTTGAGGATTATCAGGGTCTTCAACTAATACTAGGTCCCAAATATCTCCGCAAGCTGCTTGGGTACCTTCTAATATTTTATCCATAAAGTCATCTAAAGATTTAGCTTCATTACATACCTCTTCTATAAAGGATACGTTTAATAATACGTTACTTAATAAGCCTTCACCAGAAGAACCTGCCCCGTTTCCAAGAGATTGGGATTCATACTTGTTGTCAAATGGTTTAAAGTCGTTTAAGGTTTCTGCTGTTGACCCATTTACGTTTGCTTCTCTTGCTGCTTTGTCCAAAGCTTCATCTTTTGCTTCATCTTGTGCTTTTTCTGCTTTCTTTTTAGCTTTACTATGGTTTCCTGTAAGGTTGGACATGGAGATAGAGCCAATTCTTGCCTTTACATATTCTCCGGCATATGCAACTACACCCTTTATAAATGCTCCAAATTTACCTATGGTTGTTATAGATGATGGATGAAGAACCCAATGTTCTTGCCTAGGTAATAATACCTTTGAAGGATCAGCTGATATTAGAAAAGGAGAATTTCTTACTACTGTACCTCTACTATCAAGAGCATATACTGCAGAATTGCTTCTTGGATGTTCATCCATTCCAGGTTTTGCAGCGTCATATGCTGGTTTAAACATTTGAGGATTAGAGGAGCTATTACCACTACAATTATCTACACCAGGGTTAGTTGTAGAGGTTTCCTTTTCTGCATTACTGGCGGCAGCTGTTTTTTCTACTATTGCCGAATATAATGGGGCTAGTTTCCTATTAACAACGTATTCTTCAAAATAATCCCAGCTGACGTAAAAGTCTAATTCTTCGTTAGACGGTTCTCCAAAAAAAGAACCTATCCATTCTATTGCACTTAATTCTTTATCAAAAAGAGCAGCCATTCCTATTGGTGCACCATTAGAGTTTCTAACTGCCTCTGAACTCTGATGAGTTACCCTTAACTTTTGCCTTAAAAAATATAAGGGTTGCTCCATGTTTGGCCTGTGGACTTTATCTTGTTCTGAATCTTCTTCATCTGGATCTTCATCACATCCACTGTGCATTGTTGCAGTTTCAGTTGGTGTAGAAAGAAAGGTTGTTCCTTTAGAAGTTAGTTCTACTGTACAATCAAATCCACCATTATCATTTATGCTCCAATTAAAATTACTGATTATTCCTCTAATTGCATCATAACAAAAATTGTGAGCGGATTGCTTTGTTCTTACTTTACAAAGAAACTCTGAGTCTGTTTTAGATACATCTGTTAGACTTTTTCCTAGATTTGTGGTAACTAGATCTCCAGTAGTATCTATATTCCAACCATATTCTATTAAGCCATGTTTTCCTAATGCAAATAATGAATATTGCATTGAATTTAAGGTTGTTTTATCCCAAATTGTTAAATTAATAGTTACCTTTTTAATACCGCCAAGTGTACCTTTTTCTTCAACTTTAACACTTGTAAGTCCAGGCCTTGGATTATTTCTGTTGCTACCAGCTGATTGGCCATCTTTAATATCCATATAGTTATTTGAATATGGGCCCATTCTAGTAGATTCATTGGTTTTATAAGATCTTTCTAAATTATCTAGGTTTCCGCCAAAAATTATGTGGGATTTCCTTAACGCTTCTGAATCTGTGTCGCCATGGTGTACACACGGAGAAAATCGAGCCCAAGGAATACGAGCATGAGTCCATGGACCATATCCATTTGGTATTATTTTAGCTCGCCTACACAATTCAGAGCGTACGCCATTAGCCATATTTGAACCCAATAAAGACATTTAATTTCTCCTTTGCAATAAATATAAAATTAGGTATATTTTATCTTCTATTTTGATTAAAATCTCTATAATTTTCAATTATTGAATTAATATCCATGGGTACCCTTAGTCTTGTTCCTGGAGGTACTGCAAATGTACCTTTTCCAAGATTATTTGCTGTTGCTAATATCCACCACAATGTAACGTCCTTATAAAATTCATGCGCCAATAAATCTAACCTATCACCTGCTCTTGTACGTATAAATAAGTCACTATTTTCTCTTTCTATTTTTGGCACAAATGATGTTGCATGTTTAGTTGTTTCAGTTACATTTTCTCGGATTACTTTTGATGTTATATATCTATTCATATTATACTCTATTCAACAGGATTTGCTGCTTTAGCTTTACCAAAATTTTGGTTTATAGCATTAAAATAATTACTATTCGTTCTAAATACTGCTAAATCATTAGCTTTTGGAGTATTTGTGTCTACTGAGTCAGGGTCAAGGAACGTTCCGTCTGCAGGATTATAGTTTGGTGCTTCGTTAAACATTACTTTACAACCCATACTAACTTCTAAATACAATGGTAGTTGTCTTCCTGGATCTATATCCCATGGAGAACTATCGGGTACAGATATATCAAAACTATCAACAACAACTGGTATATCTTTAAAATAATTACCTATTGTTAATTTAAGTAGTGGGCCAATTGGTAAATGAGTATTGGTAAATCCTGGAGAAATTAATTGCATTAACCTGTTTAATCTTATGTATTGGGCGTCTAGTTCTTGTCTAGTCATTGCATACATTTTAAAACTAAACTTAGTTGATCTGGATATTTTTTTAAATAAAAATGTTGGACTAGTTCTACCAATATAACCAACGTCTTCAAATTCTGGTGCTAAAGAGTCAGTAAAATCTGTTAGCATTGCTCTTAATTGTACAGTATGTTTTATTGGTTGTAATGTTTTAAATTGAAAAAGTATTAAATCTTCAAAAGGAACGGCGTTTTTGCCTGCATCTTCTGGAGTATTTAATGCATTGGCTGGAGCTGCAAATCCATTGGTATCTGTGACAACACTACTATCAGATAAACCTACAGTTTCAAAACCACCAGGTAAAGAATATCTATCTGATATATTTTTTCCTTTTTTACCGTAATTTTCTCTAAACCTAGTAACCCTATCTTGTCCATTCCACTGGTCATTTGTTGGTGTTATTGAAGATGCATTATTACCATCTAAATATGTTCTAAAGTCTACTATTGAAGTACCTGCTTGGTTTTCTTGGATTTCTTTTATTTTTCCATATGCTATAGTTTCGTAATGGTGAGACATATTTGGTATTTCTAATGTCTTAGTATTATCTAGTAATACTGGTGGGGTTTGCTTGTATATTTTATCAATATCAGCTGATCTTTCAGACTTGAAAGCTCCATCACTATTTTTATTGTCACTATATCTTAGGCCCTCTTTCGGTGTCCAACCATTATTTCCAAAGTTTGGATTATCTGCCCTAAAACCAGCTGCTTGATCGTCTATGGTTTCTTCTCTATTGCCCCAAGAGGTTGTTAAGGAAACAGACTGTCCATGTGTACCAGTGGTAGATGTATGTTGACCTACACCAAAACCGGCGTTAGATCTAAATATTCTTGTACGACCTATACCATAAACAGAATGAGGTCCAAGTAATCCTGATAGTACATCTATTTTTTCTCTACTAGGAGTAAGTTTTTGAAGTTGTTTTTTTGTCCATCTTCCTAATTTTGCAAATATTCCGTCGCCTCCTTCGCCATCAGTTTTGGGTTTTCCTGTATCCATAGTTGCTGGATCAAAATATCCAGAACCTAGTTCGTCTGCTAAGGCGTATAATCTGCTTTTACCACGTGTTATGCCTAGGCCATATACGGTACCTTTGGTATAATTATCTCTGCCTATTTCGTTTACACCCTTTTCATAGTGGGTACCATCTCCTTCTAATGGTCCTAGGCCATGTCTTACTAAGTGTATTCCTGCAGCATTTGTTGCTACTTGAGCAACAGTTGATAAACCTAGTGGGTATATTCTAGTTCTAGATAATCCTAGTACAGTTGCACCCTGCCATTTTGGGTTAGTTAACTGCATTCCTATATTTTTAGCTATAAATATTAGTCCATTAGGACTTAACATATATTGGCCAATTCTATCAACATCTTTTAAGGCTCTATTTAATGAAGTACCTACTCCTCCACGAACCGCAGTGTCACCATGTACTGGTCCAGGACCGTCACTAAATAAACTCCAGTTTGAACCTATTTCTCTGGTTATATATGGTTGTTTTCCATAATATCCCGAGTTGTGTGCTTCATCTTGTAGAGGTAGTGAATTATATAAATCTTGCACAGAAGTTTTAAATTGTCCCTGTAATTCTATTCCACTAGCAAATCTACTTTTTGCTCCAGTAAAGAATCCTTCTAACGATTGTCCTACACCATCCTTTGCACCAGGTGCAGTTGGTGGTTTAGTATTATTAATCATACCATAAAATGTATCATTAAAAAGGTAACTTTGACGTGTAGATATAGCAGTTGGGTAAGTGTATACACTACCATCTATTCCTTTAAAATCTGTTTGAGATTGGTGAGTTTTATTTAATGTGAAGCCTAATGCTTTTTGGTTTCCTATTCCATCTACTGGTCCACTAAATTTATCGTTATATATTGATCTATTCCAGGCCCATATTTGTCCTCCACCATTGGCTTGAGTAGGAAAATTAAAGGTCATATTTCCAGGATCTCCTTTAACTCCTGTAAAGTCTGAAACTGATAGGTGATGTTTATTTGGTATAAACCCTGCAGCATCAACATCACTAAAACCATTCCAAATACCTATAAGTCCTAATCCTTGATTTCCTGTATGGTTATATGAAAATGTACCGTTTCCTGGGCCACCTGATATTCCTACAAACTGGGTTGAATTCATATTTAAAGTAAACCCTAATGCATTTATATTTGGTATGCCGTCATGAAGGAATAATTTAGCTGTGCCATGATTTGGTGGAAGCATATTATTTGCTACTGATGGAGCAGTTCCTGGAGGATTACCCATGTTATTGGCTACACTTGGAGTTGTACCAGGAGGATTACTCATATTATTTATAACACTTATTCCCGCGTTTATTGGGGAAACCATATTATTTGATACACTTAAACCAGCATTTACTGGGGAAATCATATTATTTGATACACCTAACCCGCTATTTGCTGGCGAAAGCATATTATTAGTAACTGTTGGTGTTAGAAATACAGGAGAAAATATAAATCCAGCTGGAGAAAACCCTATTTTAGGAGGACTAGCTGGTGCTGGAAATACGTCAGGTAATCCTATACCTGTAAATTCTGTTGGATCTTGTGCTTCTCTATTTGGTGTAAATCCAGTAGCATTTATATTTGATATTCCATCATGTATACCTAATAAGGCAGCTTGTTTTTGAGGCCCTTGCTGTATTGAGGTAGCAATTGTATGGCCTATTCCGCTACTTTTATAGAAAGATGCTAGATTTACAGTTTCAAATTTTTTCGCCATATTATGTTCTCGTTAAACCTTTAGCCATATGCATTACTTCACCTACTTTTTTACCATCCATGTTTATTACGCCAGGTTGTTGTATCACAGCTATTAGTTGATCTAGTTTTGCTATTATTTCAGTATTTCCACCACTATCTTTTGTACCAGCTGATTCTTTTGAACTTGATTCTTCTCCTCCACCACTACCCATTATCGAACCTAATCCACCCATTGCTCCAACAAGTGTACCAAGTAATAATAGAGTTGGCATTAAAGGCATAAGGGCATATAGTGCCGGTACCATAAGTAATAATCCACCAGCAAATGCGGCAAAGCCGGCACCCATTAAGAACATTCCTTGTCCAGCTGCTGAAAGAGCAACTAAAGCTGGCGCCATTTCAGCAAGTAATGGAGCTAATTGGCCAAGAACTGGAATCATACCTGAAACTGATGATAACGCTAGCAATCCAAAGGCTAGTGGTATAAGACTTGCACCAAGTAGAGCAAGGCCAGGACCTATAAGAAGTAAATTTCCTCCTGCACCGGCTAATTCTGCTAGGGCTGGACCTAATACGGCCATGTGTTCTCCTAATACACCTAATAAAGGTATAAATGAAGCGGTCATTGCTAGTGCTAATAACCCATAAGAAAAGGGTATTAAACCTAAGCCAATCATTGCTAATGCTGGTCCTATAGCTAGTAGTCCTGCACCTGCTCCAGCTAATTGAGATAATGCTGGGCCTAATACTGTTAGATGTTCACCTAATACACCCAATAAAGGTATAAATGAACCAGTCATTGCAAGTGCTAATAATCCGT